TCGATGTCGTCGACCTCGCGGAATGTTCCAGCTTCAACCTTGCCGATGATCGGCACATCACGCATCGGCCGGCCTGACGGGGACGCTTCGACGGCACTGTCTGTTTCCAAGCCTGGCGGCGTCTTGCCGAAGAACTGCCCCATCTTGACCAGCTCGTCCGCCTTGATCAGTCGCGTCTCTTTCGCGGGATCTGTGTTGAGCATCCGCGTGATGGCGTTAGGCGCTACCCCGAGAAAGGCAGCGAGCCGCTGGCGTGCGCCATAGCCTGCCGTCTCCAATTCCCTCTCCAGCCACTCGCGCTGATGCTGCCTGATATCCTTCATCGTTACATTCTTGCGAATATCGCAAATTATGCTATCGCGATTATCGCAAATTGAGCTTGACGAAGTTTGGCGATTCTCGCAAATCTTCGCGCCATGATTCACATGGAAGAGCCGGCCAAATCGATCATTGCGTACCTCGGGGGCGTCCAAGTCGTTGCCTCCGTGGTCAAGAAGCATCCCTCGCGGGTGTATCGCTGGATGTATCCGGCGACTGTCCGCGAGGGGGCGGGCGGGATCATTCCCGCGAGGGACCAACGACGCCTGCTGGAGCGCGCGCGGGAGACGGGAAAGGACCTCCGGCCCGAAGACTTTTTCTCTCCCGACCGGCTGCGTGCCCTGCTGCTGGCGCATGACGCGGCATCTCCCCTGACCCCCGCCGTCGACACTGAGTCGGATCGGCATGGCCGTCACGGCAATTCTTCAGAGGAAATCTTGCGGTGAAACTGCGCTCGATCACACAGGACGAAGAGCTGGCGCTTAAAGCCGCCGTGAAGCGCGCCCTGAAGATGGGCGGCGGCGCGGCATCGGTCCAGCACATGGTGGGCGCGGAAGAGACGCGGCTGTCGCGCTACGCCAGCCCGCACGACCTGGACAGCCACGCCAAGATTACCGACGCAATCGAAATCGACCGGCAGGCCGGCGCGCCGGTGATCCTGTCGGCGATGGCGAGCCTTCTCGGCTACCGGCTGGTCGCCGAAGAACGCGAGGCCGACGCGAAGCTCTCGCCGCGCGACATCGCACGGGTCGCGACCGAAACATCACAATTCATCGCCGTGCTCGCCGACGCCAGCGACGACGACGTGATCGACGGCAACGAACAATTGCTGATCGACCGCGAGGCCGAAGAGGCCGTCGCCTCGATCCGCCGCGCACAGGCCAAGGCGAAGGGGGGATCATGATGATCGACGACGAAGACGACATCGGCATCGGCCCGACCCGGCCGTGGCTGATCGCGGCGGCGCTGGCGGTCTATCTCGTGATCGGCCTTGCGGTTCTTGCGGTGGTGTCGGGCTGACCCGCCGAGATTGCGCGTGCCAGTGGCCGCGGCGGGCCTGACGCCGCTTTCTCTCAAACTTTGGGTGACCAAGATGCCATCACTTGACGCTAGCGCGGATCGCATCCGGACGCTGGAAGCGCGTGTCGCCGAATTGGAAGCGCTCATCAATACACCGGAAACGGCCGATTTCATGAAGGGCCTGCCGTTGGAGGCGGCGCATCAGATCGAGCGCTGGGGCGCCGATCATGACGCCGGCAAGAATGCGTGGGACTGGTTCTGGACCTGCGGCTACCTGGCGCAGAAAGCGGCGGCTGCGATGGCCGGCGGCGATCTGGAAAAGGCGCGCCATCATACGATTACGACCGCAGCACTGATGCTCAACTGGCATCGCCAGCTTGTGGCACGGTTGCCCGACGCTGACTTGGTGCCCTGCCTCGCGTGCGCCAAGCCGATCCCCGACGACGCGCCGACTTACCCCGATGTCGAGGGAACGCTGTGCGCGGAATGCGCGCCGACGTTTGCCGATCTGCTGGATGACGACGCCGCGTTCGTGGATCAGGATTCGGGCGATCCGCTTTCGTCAAACGCCCGTCGCGCGATCTATGACGCGCATCTCGCGATCGGCGGCAGCGCTTCCGACAGCATGGCGAGGCCATAGTGAACCCGCGCTTTGCCGACTATGTGACCAGCGGCGCGTTCAACATGTCGCTGACGCGCGGACAGATCGCCGATCTGTCCGCCATGGTCGAGGCAGGGTCGAACTTTGTCGACCGCTGGAGCGCACTTGAACGGCGCGGCCTGATTGAACGCATTCCGTCCCTGTCGGATTGGCCCGGCGATTTTGAAAAGCAGGAATGGCGGCTGACGGCTGCCGGCGCGCTTGTCGTCAATCTGCTTTTCCAGGCCGGACTGACCAACCGCGGCGACTCGGCGCTGGCTCGTGAATGCGATGCTCTTCGCGCGCAGCTCGCCGCCGCAAACGCGGCTGCCACGGAGGCACGGAAGCGCCTCCGCTCCATGCATGCCCGGTACGAAAATCTCCGTTTGCGCATTGATCAGTCTGCCGCAGTGCAAGAGGGCGACCTGATACCGATACGGATCACACCGCGTGATCCGATCCCCGACGCATCCATCAACGATCTGATCGCGGGCATCGTCGAATGAACGCCGTCGCGCCGATCATCGCCGACGCGTCCGACCTGGCCGCGACTGTCGAGCGCGCGCGCTCGCTTCTCGACGACGGCGACGTGCTGGCCGCGCGCATGCTGGCGGCCGGCGCCTACGACCAGGCGAAGGCGGCGGCGCAGTTCGCCGAACGGTTTGGCGCGGCCGAACGGCTGGTCGGCAAGGCGCGACGGCTCCAGGGCGACGCGCTGCTGATCGAATCTAGGGCCCGCATCCGGATCGCCGACGATGTCGACGCCGCGCAGGCCGCCGGCACGATCGCAAGGCGCGGCGGCGACCACAGCGGCAAAATTCCAGACGGGAATGTTGCTCCGGCGAGCCTCGCCGATGTCGGCCTGTCGGCAAAGGACGTGCACGAGGCGCGCCGCCTGCGCGACGCCGAGCGGCGCACGCCCGGCATCGTCGAGCGCGCGATTGCGGCGCGCCTTGCGGCCGGCCTGGAGCCGAGCCGCGCCAATCTGCCCGCGGCAGTCGGCACGGACAGCGCGACGGCCGAAGAGCGCGGCAACAATCTGTACGAGACGCCGCCGGAAGGGATGTCGACGCTCCTGGCGCTGGAGCGCTTCAGTCGCCGCGTCAAAGAGCCGGCGTGTGGGCGCGGCGCGATCCTGCGCCCCTTGGAAGCGGCCGGCTACGATGTCGAAATTGCCGACCTGATCGACTACGGCACGGCGACGCGGCACGGCGAGGTGCAGCGGGTCGAAGACTTCCTGCTGAGCGAACCGCAGGAAGAGGGCGTCGACATCGTTACCAACCCGCCCTACGGCGCGCCACTCAACGGCTTCGTGGCGCGGGCGCTGCTGCTGCACCGGCCGCGCAAGATGGCGCTGCTTCTCAACCTCAACTTCCTCGCCGGCTTTGACGATCCCGACCGCTGCTACGTGCTCGACGACAATCCGCCGGCGCGCATCATCGTGTTCGCGCGCCGCCTGCCGATGATGCACCGCGACGGCTGGGACGGACCGGAGGCATCGAGCCGGATGAACACGGCCTGGTTCGTGTGGGAACAGGATCGGCGCGGCCGCTATGCCGGCAAGATGCAGGTGCGCCGCGTCGACTGGAAGATGTTCGAGGGGAAGCGACCTCTGGCGCCGGACGGGGCACAGACATGAACCCAAGGCCGACGGATACAGCAAAAAGCAGAGACCGTAGGCAGAGGTCGCTACTGAAATTTCGGCTTGAATTGAGTTGGATACCGTTTCGCGGCATCGGCAAAAGTCACCCGAGGACAGGGCCGAGGCGGAAACCTGTAGCGTTCCTCATAGGGTATGATCACCCCCTGCCAAGATTTCGGGGGCTCACAAAGCCGGATACGGTCAGCGACTGCGCCAGTAGGCGGCGAATATTGGCTTCCGTCATTCTCGGGAACAAACAGACCAGCCGTTGTTGGTTCGCTGAACATCGGTGGCTCATCGGCCCAAGCCCATGGGTCAGCAAATGCCGCAAGCCATTCCTCCGGAGTCACAAAGAAGAGCGAACCACTTACTTCGCAGAATCCGAAGAGACTTTTGTCAAAGGTAGCTATGACGACCGTGTCCTTGAAGCTGCACCTTTGAACGTATGCTCTTGTGAAATTCGCGGACAGGTATGCGTCGTCGGCCTGCACACCATCAATTGTCGCGCCGGTAAAATTCAGATCTTTGGTGTGGACGTTCCACAATCGCAGATTGGTGAATTTGGAATAGCTAAAATCAAGTCCCACCAAATCCGGACGGAAGAAGTTTCCTTTTCCGCCTGTCAGGAACTCTACACCGGAAAAGATAGCAGGATTCTTGCAGGCGTTGTCCGTCGAGCTGAACAACCCAATTGNNAATTGTCCTACAGGACAAATCCAAGAACGCCAGGTCCTGGCCGGCGTTGAAGAGGAAATTCAACGCTGTTCCTTTTCCGGTGTTCCCGGCCGCCGTCCGGAGCAAACGTTCCCATGCAAGCTCAAGTCGCTGATCGCGGCGATCACGGTAGTCCTCGGTTATTTGCCAGGCGGTCAGGACGACAACAATGAATCCGAACACGCCGGCTACTATGGCCAATGTTCGGAAAATGCCGCTCTCCAAGAGGATGTTGGCGACGATGTCGAAGGGCTTGTTCAACCTCGCCCACAGCGACGGTCGAACCGGAAGGGGGCTAATAGTGCCTTGATCCGAGGCACTAGCTTGCCGTTCAATAGGCATTTCTTGTTTTGCAGCCGTCTCGCTATCGGTCGGGGTCCTTTTGCTTCGCCTCGCCGCCGCGCCCGGATCGGAGCTGCTACCGACGGCGGTGGAGCGTCGCTTGCGGGGCTTCGCCGTACTTGTTGGGCGAGCCGTTGTGCTGCCGCCTTTGCGGTCTGCTGGACTTCCATCGTCGACTTCCGAAGTCATCTCACCCTCCCACGCCGAGACGAATGCTACCGCGTTATCGACCGCATGCAATGCATTCGAAAACGTGCCAGCGCGCCACCGAACGTTCAGTACGGGTCAGCGCCATGACTGACACGATGCTGCCGATCATCCGCCAGTTGCACGATGCGCGAACCGATCGCGGCCGTGCGGCGATCCTTCTCGCTGTGTCGGACTC